CGGCATCATTAAGAAAAGATTGTGTAGCAGTTGCTTCACCAAGTAGAAATGCGGCAGTTGTATCATCAACAAATGCGGCAGTACTAACATGTAACAACACATATACTAAATCATCTTATCTAGTGCAAGATAATAATTATCTAAAAGTATTTGATAAGTATAATGACCAATTTATTAAAATTCCTGCGGCATCAAGTACTGCAGGTCTAATGGCGGCAACTGACTTAGTTGCGGCAAATTGGTTCTCACCTGCTGGACAAAGACGTGGTAGATATCTAGGTATTACAGATATCGAATTAAGTCCAAATAAATCTGAAAGAGATACACTTTATAAAGCAGGTATAAACCCAATAGCAAATATACCAGGTCAAGGTATTATGTTGTTCGGTGATAAAACTAACGAATCTAGACCATCTGCATTTGATAGAATCAATGTCAGACGATTATTCTTAGGTATAGAAAGAGCAATTGCGATTGCTGGTAGAAATGTAATGTTTGAATTCAACGATGAGTTTACTCGTGCTGAGTTCGTAAACATTGTCGAACCTTTCTTAAGAGAAATTCAAGGTCGAAGGGGTATAACAGACTTTAGGGTTGTTTGTGATTCAACAAATAACACCGCGGCAGTTATAGATAGAAACGAGTTTATTGCAAGTATATTTATTAAACCTGCAAGAAGCATTAACTTTGTGACTCTTAACTTTGTAGCAGTTAGAACTGGTGTAGAGTTTGAAGAAGTCGTAGGAACAGTTTAAGGAGATAAGTAATGGCAATAATGGGCGTAGATGATTTTAAATCCAAGATAAGAGGTGGTGGTGCTAGACCTAATCTCTTTAAAGCGACTATTAACTTTCCTGCATATGCAGAAGCAGACGTTGAATTGACTTCATTTTTATGTAAGGCCGCTCAATTACCTGCGGCAGTTATGAATGAGTTAATTGTACCTTTTAGAGGTCGTCAACTTAAAGTAGCAGGTGATAGAACGTTTGAATCTTGGACTGCAACAATAATTAACGATACTGATTTTAATGTTAGAAATGCTATGGAAAGATGGCAGAATGGTATTAACAATCATAAAGCAAATACTGGTCTAACAAACCCTGTTGATTATCAAGCAGATTTAATCGTAGAACAGTTAGACCGAGACGAATCGGTCATCAAGACTTATAATTTTAGAGGTGCATTCCCTATAAATATTAGTGCAATTGACTTAAACTATGAAACAGTAGACACTATTGAAGAGTTTACAGTTGAGTTTGCAATACAATATTGGGAAAGTAACACTACATCGTAGTCTTAAAACATATATAAATAAAGAGTAAGAATAAAACTTGCTCTTTATTATGGGCGAATTGAATATAATATGAGAAATATATATGGCAGAACAAGACAATAGTATTCTGAAACTTTTTGGTTTTGAACTAAAAAGAGCAGAAGATAAACAAAAAGAAGAGAAAAAGAAAAAACTTCAATCAGTGGTCACACCCACAGACCCTGATGGTGCTGGATATGTAACTGCAAGTGGGTCTCACTATGGCCAGTTCATTGACATGGACGGCAATCAAGCAAAAGATAATAGACAACTAGTACTTAAATATCGTGGTGTTGCAGTTCACCCAGAAGTCGATGCGGCGATAGAAGATATTGTTAATGAAGCAATCGTAGGGTCTGAAAATGAAGCACCAGTCGAATTAAATCTTGATAACGTAGATGCACCAGACAATATCAAGAAAACAATGATAGAAGAATTCAATAAAGTTATTGGTATGATGAAGTTTACTGAAATGGGTACAGATATCTTTAGGTCTTATTACATTGATGGTAGACTATATCATCACTTAATAGTCAACGAATCACAACCTAAACTTGGTATACAAGACATTCGAAACATTGATGCTACTAAAATAAGAAAAGTTAAGAATGTCAAATACAAGAAAGACCCTGCAACTGGTGCCAAGATTGTAGATAAAGTAGAAGAGTTTTACATCTTTCAAGAAAAGACTGGTAGTAATCAGGGTGTGAGATTATCACCTGATTCAGTATCATATGTTACATCTGGTCTTATGGACCCAACAAAGAAAACTGTTGTATCTTATTTACACAAAGCATTAAAACCAATCAATCAATTAAGAATGATGGAAGACTCTCTTGTAATCTATCGATTAGCAAGAGCGCCAGAAAGAAGAATATTCTACATCGATGTTGGTAATATGCCAAGAGGTAAATCAGAAGCATATATGAAAGACATTATGACTCGTTATCGAAACAAGTTAGTTTATGATGCAAGTACTGGTGAATTAAAAGATGATAGAAAGCACATGTCAATGCTTGAGGACTTTTGGTTACCTAGACGTGAAGGTGGTAGAGGAACAGAAATTACTACATTACCTGGTGGTGAAAACTTAGGTCAAATAGATGATATTGTTTACTTTCAGAAAAGATTGTATCGTTCATTGAACGTACCACTTAGCAGATTAGAACAAGAAGCACAATTTAGTCTTGGTAGAAGTACTGAGATTAATCGTGATGAAGTCAAGTTTCAAAAGTTTATTGACAAAGTAAGAAAAAGATTTTCAAAACTCTTTACTGAGATATTAAGAAAGCAACTAATCCTCAAAGGTATTATTACTGATGGAGATTGGAATCTCTGGAAGAACGACATTACTGTTGACTTCTTAAGAGATAATCACTTTGCAGAGTTGAAAGACTCCGAGATATTACAGAATAGATTAAATACTATGGACCAAATATCTCAATACGTAGGTGAATATTTCTCACGTGAGTGGGTAATGAAAAACGTCATGCAAATGTCCGAAGAAGACATTGACGAAATGAAGGCGCAAGTTGAAGGTGAAAATGCCGCTAGTGGTGGCGATGAAGAATCAGATGCTGGCGGTGATGATAACTTTTAATCTAGGAGAATAGAATGGATTATATAAAAGACTTGTATGCAAAAATTAAAGCATGGTTTATCGGTGTTGCTGACCAAGACGGTGACGGTGATGTAGATAAAGAAGATGCTAAGATTGTTGCTAAGAAGGCCAAAACTGCAGTAAAAAAGACTGCAACTAAGGCAAAAACTGCAGTTAAGAAAGCAACTGCTAAAAAGAAAACAACTAAAAAGGCGTAATTATGATTAACGAAAACGAAGAACAACAAGAATTAGAACTTGATGACAACGTTTCTGACCAAGAAGTTGAAGCAGAATTAGACCAACCTACAGAAGTAGAGTATCATGACCAAGATGATATGCCATCTGCGGTTGATGATGCCGCAGAGGTTATGTCTAATCCTCAAGCAGATATGATTGACCAGATATTAGATGGCGACTTAACTAATGCTGAAGGTTCTTTTAAAGATATCTTAGATACTAAATTAAATGATGCTATGGACAGTAGAAAAGTAGAACTTGCTAATAGTGTTTATAATGGTATAGATGATATCGCAGAACCTACATACACCTCAGATGAATTAGAAGTTAGTGCTGAAACTAGCGATGAGAGTGAATTAGAGACACCTGGCGAAGAAATCTCAGACGAAACGACAGATAGTATAGAGCAATAAGTTTTAAAAAACCTCTTTTGTATAAATAATAAGACAAAGAGGAAAACTTATTATGAAAACATTTTTTTCGCTTAGAGAGGCGGTAAAACCAAAAGGTAAAATCGTCTTTAAGAAAAAGATGAATCGTATAGACGTGGTGATTACCAAAGATACTGGTAGTCTGCCATTTGTCGCATATGTGGATGGTGATAAGTTAGATTCATATAAGAATCAAAAAGATGCCGAGAAGGCAATAAGTGCAACTATAAAGGAACTTACATGAAATTAATTACAGAATATACAGAAAGTAGTTTAGAATGTATTGTTGAAAAGAACGATGCTGGTGAAAAGCAGTATAAGATTCAAGGGATATTTGCACAAACCGACAAAAAGAATAGAAATGGTCGAGTATATCCCAAAGCAATCATGGAAAAGGCAGTTGCAAAATATGATAAAGAACAAATAAAAACTAACAGAGCGGTCGGTGAATTAAATCACCCAGAAGGACCAACTGTTAATTTAGATAAGGTTTCACACTTAATCAAAGAACTCAAATTTGAGGGAAGTGATGTAGTAGGAAAGGCGCAAATACTTGATACGCCAAATGGTAAGATTGTAAAAGGTCTTCTTGATGGCGGAGTTCAACTAGGAGTGTCAACTCGTGGTATGGGTAGTCTTGAGAATAGAAACGGCGCTATGCAAGTCCGAGAGGACTTCATTCTTAGCACAGTTGATATCGTGCAAGACCCATCGGCACCAGAAGCATTTGTTAATGGTATAATGGAAGGTGTTGAGTGGGTTTGGAATAACGGTGTTTTAAAACCTCAAGAAATTGAAGAAATGGAGACAGAAATTAAAAATGCTCCCAGAAAAGTCGCTTATGAGACTTCTGTAAGAGAATTTAAAAATTTCCTCTCGTTAATTAAATCTCGAAATTAATAGGGAGTCAATTATGACAGATGAAATCAGAAATGATGAGGTCGAGACTTCTACTGATGAAGTAGTTAACGAAATCGTGGAAGAAACTCTCGAAGAAGCGGAAGCAATGTCAAGTGTAAAGGCAAAAGGTAGTGCTAAGGACGCCAGTCCAGTAAGCGAACCTGAGTCTATTGCATCTGTAGATAAAGCGGCCGATGCGGTAAAACCTAAGCAGGCACCTGCACCGAAAACAAAAGCAGGTATGATTAGTGCGATGACTGACAAAATGTTGAAAATGTCTAAATCAGACATGGAAAGCATGTATGCTAGTTATCATAAAATGAAAAAGGAAGAAGTAGAAGAAATGGAAGGTGAAGCAATTGTTGAATCACCAGAAGTTGACACTATGGGAGAACTTAATGCACTAGTCGAATCCGAAGCAACTCTAAGTGATGAGTTCAAGGAAAAAACTGCAGTAATATTTGAAGCGGCAGTAAAATCTAAACTATCAGAAGAAATTGATAGATTAGAATCTCAATACAAAGAAGAGTTAGAAGAAGAATTGTCTTCAACTAAATCTGAAATGGTTGAGAAAGTCGATTCATACCTTAACTATGTAGTTGAAAATTGGATGAAGGAAAATGAACTTCAAGTCGAAAACGGTCTTAGAACTGAAATCGCCGAAGGGTTTATGTCTAAGTTGAAAGATTTATTTAGTGAATCTTACATCGAAGTCCCTGAGTCTAAAGTTGACCTAGTTGACGAACTTGCTGAACAAGTAGAAGAACTTGAGTCTAAACTCAATGAAACTACTCAGAAAGTTATCGACCAAAGTGGTGAGTTAGAAGAAATGAAGAAAGAGGAAATTATCAGAGAATCTTCTTCCGACCTTGCTGACACACAAGTTGAGAAGTTAAAAACTCTAGTAAACGACCTTGACTTTGAAGATGCAGAGAAATTTGCAGAAAAAGTTAAAACTGTTAAAGAAGCACACTTCTCTAACGAACCTAGCGGTAGTGACGAAATAATATCCGAAGAAAGTGAAGGAGAAAGTGACGAGTTAATCGAATCTAGTTCTTCAATGGATAAGTACGTTACTGCTTTAAGAAAAACTCAATCTAAAAATTAATTTAGATTAAACATAGGAAAAGAAAATGGAAGTACAATCTTACGACCAATTGATTGAAAAATGGAAACCAGTCTTAGATGAAGAATCTGCTGGTGAAATTAAAGACAATCACAGACGTTCCGTAACTGCGGCACTTTTGGAAAACCAAGAGAAAGCAATTGCAGAACAAAATGAGACTATGTTATTTGAGGCCGCACCTGCTAACAATACTTCAAGTGTGTCCAATTTTGACCCAGTCTTAATCTCATTAGTTAGACGTGCTATGCCTAACTTAATCGCATACGATGTATGTGGTGTTCAACCAATGAATGGACCAACTGGTTTAATCTTTGCCATGAAGGCAAGATATCAAGGTGGTTCAACTTCTAATAGAGAAGCATTGTTCAACGAAGCAGAAACTAGATTCTCAGGTGATTCATCTGGAACTCATGATTCTGACAACGTTTCAGGTTACAATGGTATTGACTCAGATGGTGACAGATTAACGTCTCTTGCCGCTTCTGGTATGCCTACTGTTGATGCTGAGGAACTTGGTGCATCTACTGGTAGTACCTTCAATGAAATGGGTTTCACAATTGAGAAATCAACTGTAACTGCTGTTTCAAGGGCGCTAAAAGCAGAATACACTTTAGAACTTGCTCAAGACCTTAAAGCAATTCACGGTCTAGATGCTGAAACAGAACTTGCTAACATCTTATCTACTGAAATCTTAGCAGAAATCAATAGAGAAGTTATCAGAACTATTAACTCACAAGCAAAAGACGGTGCCCAACAAGCAAACGTTACTGTTAATGGTGTGTTCAATATGTCTTCTGATGCTGATGGAAGATGGAGTGCTGAGAAGTTCAAAGGTTTAGGTGTTCAAATAGACAGAGAATGTAATCAGATAGCGAAAGACTCAAGAAGAGGAAAAGGTAATATCCTAATCTGTTCTTCTGACGTTGCAACTGCTTTAGCGGCCGCTGGAACTTTAGATTACTCTCCAGGTATATCTAACAACTTAAACGTTGACGATACTGGTAATACTTTTGCTGGTCTTCTTAACGGAAGAATCAAAGTATACATCGACCCATATGCAAATACTGACTACTGTACAGTAGGTTATAAAGGTACTAACCCTTATGACGCCGGTGTTTTCTACTGCCCATACGTACCATTACAAATGGTCAAAGCAGTTGGGGAAGATACTTTCCAACCTAGAATTGGTTTTAAAACAAGATACGGAATGGCGTCAAACCCATTTGTAGGTTCTACACCTGCTAACGGTCTTGCTAGTGTTAAAACTAACTTCTACTACAGAATATTCAAGGTAACTAATATCTTAACATAATCTGTAAAGGTTAAAGACCAAAAGGGGCACTCTTCGGGGTGCCCTTTTTATATACAAAAAAGGAGTGTCACCACTCCTTCTTCGCCTCGTATTGGGTCAATTCTCATTACTACTCACTACCATCGAGATTTGGCGCCTTGCAATTCCATGCTCATCAAGGTGCAGATACTTCGTCTTTCGGGTAAATTCCCCAACCTCTTTCAAAGTTGTTCACATTCTTTTACGGCCGTCAAACTGTGATTCTACGTGATTAACTCATAGTCATTGTCTTACTTGCCTACCTTTTTGTATTCTCTAGATAATCAATCTATTGTTTCCATAGGGGTCACAAACCATGTATCTATACTCGCATCTACTTTCCCACGTTTTACCGCTTCGTCATTAATGAATTGGCCCTCGGCGCAAAACATTAACTTACATTGTTTATTGAGTCGCAAAACTCTCACCAACTAGGTTCAGGTCACAAGTCGACCGTGTATGATAGGTCTCTTCTTCAAGAGGACTTTCACCTCAATTGACCCTGAACTATTAACTCACACTACAAAGTTAACGTTATCGAGTGTTGTTATAATAACAAAACTAACAAGTTTTGTCAACCATTATTTATAAAATATTAAACTTATAAATAAATGTTACAGTTGTGACACACAATTGTCACACAAATGACACAATATGAAAAAACTAGACAAATTGATGAAAAGTGGTAGATTAGATAAGATATGGTCTGGTATTGATACTGAGTTGAAACCATGGGAATGGCCCACTAGTATTTACATGATACCTTCATTATTTCTTTGTAGTATTGTACTACTGTCATTGATATAAAGAAAAAGGGCAGATGTTAAGTCTGCCCTTGTTCTAGATGCTTATCTCTTAAGCGGCAATTTTACCAGTAATCCCACGATAAGTGATTTCATCACTTTTTTTCGCTTTGGATTTCTTAGCATTGCTCTTTAGAGTTTTAGCATCATATTTGATACCTCTGTAACAATACATAGTATTTCCTCCAGTTTTCATTTCGATTTCGTACATACGATATAAATCGTACACCCTTCTCCATGCGTTCCTTCGGTTAACTTTCGGTCTCGTTCAGCACTGGAATATATTGACCCAAAAGTGCTTACTTGCTTACCTTTCTTTATGAAAAAGAAAGAGGTTGTCAGGTTTTCCTACTTCCGTCTTAGTGGTCAATAACACTAAGATGAACGTGTATATTTCTATACATTAGTATTTATATAAAATACAATCTCTACATTTAAGGGAAGATAGTCTACAATAGTTTCAATATCTTCCCTTATAGAGGTAATGTGACCTTTCTCATATTCACACGGGTGTTCAGTAACCAACTCTATTCTGATTTCATTTTAGTCGAATAGTGACTATATGTTAGATAATTAAAGACTATCTAATGCCTCTATTTCCCCTAAGGAAAGTATTCTTAAACTCTTCGTTTGCTCTTTTTTGTCTACGTATTGCTTTATCTTTTAGCAATCTACGTTTCTCTCTACGAGTGACAAAAAATTCTTTTTTCTTTAAGTCTTCAATAACACCAGCAGTTTTAACTTTCTTTTTAAATCTTCTGAGTGCTTGGTCGACATTGCCATCACGAACATATACAGTTAGACCAGTATCTTTTGGCCCATCGTATCTTCGTTTCTTCGGTCTCTGTGGACGTCTGTTATAGTTATTTTTTCTCATTGTTTAGTATTATACTTAACTAAACAAAAAATGTCAAGAACTATTTTGTTGTGTATGGTCCATAAGTAGCAGATTTCTTTTTACTATATCTGATATCTGCCCAAACCCACTCTGAAGGAGTTACTTTGACTTTTTCAAAAGTTCTGTATCTCTTATCAAACTTTTTGATAGGAGTAGCAAAACGTCTTGCTCTAGTCTCACCTTCTCTAATAAAAGCAACTAAGTAACCTTTATCATCTACAATGTAAGTGTTATTAGGAGTTTCGTATTCACCCCAATCTGTAGTTTCTTTTAGAAATGTAAGATTATTCATATTGTTATAATAACAAGTTCAACAAGAATTGTCAAGTAAAATATTTTTTAAAAAATGGTTGACAATTGTTGCCGAACCTATTATAATACTTGTATTGAAAATAAGAAAGAGAGGTAAGATTCAGAATAAAATAACGGCGTAAAGTCAAAGGTCGACAGACGTTCACCCCCGGTGAGGTAGATTTTGAAGTGGTAGCACCCTTCCCTTGACCGGGGTTTTTTTATAAATAACATTGGTCTCTTAGTTTAATGGTAGAACTTGTCTCTGTCTAAGACGAAGTAGGGGTTCGATTCCCCTAGAGACCGCCAGAAATCACAAGTAGAGAAGAGTCGTAGTTGGTTGGTTGTTGTGAGACTCAGAAAAGATGTTCTAGTTGTTAAAGTCAATTAAGACGTGGCATATAGTAGTGAGACTAGAGTAAACATCGAACAATGATTGCAATGAAATTCTTACGTAGTTGGGTTGGGATTTGCAGTAAAACGATACTTGTTATGGTGGAAGGCCGAAACCACCTAGATAAAAAATAGAGTGTAAGAAATCGGGCAGTCCCCGAGACATTGAACTACTATACAATCAACTACACGATTCTTATAAATAGTAGTATGGCATATAGTAGTAAAGTAGTAGACAGATTTGAATCTGTATTAAAAAATCCAGAAAAACATGCGGTGGGTAGATTTGACCCAAAAGACCCGAATGTTGCAACAGGATTAGTAGGCGCACCAGCATGTGGTGATGTCATGAAATTAGATATCAAACTTAATCCTGATACAGATGTAATTGAAGACGTTAAGTTTAAAACATATGGGTGTGGTAGTGCGATAGCATCATCAACGATGTTTGTCGAAATGCTAAAAGGTAAAACTATCGAAGAAGCAAAACTCATAAAAGATAAAGACATTGCCGAAGCATTAGAACTTCCTGCGATTAAATTGCATTGTTCTGTTCTTGCAGAAGAAGGTATTAAACGTGCAGTAGAAGATTGGGAAGAAAAGACTAAGCATAGAAAACATAATCAATCATGGGAAGACCCGAACGGTTATGGTTATTGAGTTAACAGATGGAGCGATATCTAAAGCGATTGAGAGAACGGAGACAGGCAATCGAAGTGGTATTCGTCTTGGGGTCACTGGTGGTGGGTGTGCTGGTTTTGAGTATTATATTGAATATGTTGAGTCCATTGCTGAAAGCGATACTATTTTAGATTACGGAAAGTTCAATATAGTAGTAGATGCAGTATCATTGCCATATCTAGAAGGTTCTACTTTAGATTGGGTTGTTGACGGAATCAACGAGTATTTTAAGATAATAAACCCTAAAGAAGTATCGTCATGTGGATGTGGCGTGTCAGTTCAGTTCTGAAAAACTTAGTTCGTATATATACTATAGACTAGAGACTTATCCGGGGGTTCTGTATACCTACTTTAAGAAATCTTTTAAATCTGAATCAACGTTTACTGCACGTCTCTTTCTTGTCTTCTTTTTCTCTTCTGTAACAATATCTTTCCAATATAAATCGTTTGCTCTAACACCATCGATTCTTGAACGTAGATTGTCTATAAATGCAGTAGATTCGTCTGGATTAATATCACCATCTTGTGTGTCAACTAAATCATCTATACCAACATTGGCGATGTATTTTAATTTAATGTCTTGTTGTTTCTTTTCTTTTTCGATTCTACGTAAGAATGCATACCAAGATATCTGAGTAAAATATGCAAATGCATTTGGTGTACCAGTTCTTGTTGCAGTTTTAATATCATAGTTTTTAATTGCTTTTAAACAATTTTCTACGGCGTCCATGACCATTTCTTCACGATACGTATATCTTATAAAGTTTGATTTATGTGACAACCCTTCTGCTATTTTTAAAAAACATTCTGCAATGTAGTCAGGTACGATTGGCACTTTTTTTGATTTCTGTTTTTTTGCCTTCTCTGCTTTCTCACAATAATCTACTACTGCTAACGAAAACTCTTTGTTGTTTACGTAATGTGGTTTTTCACTCGCTTTTGTCATTTTCATTTCTCCATATTATACTCTATGTTACATATTTAGTCAATCTTTAAATTAATGGTTGACAATTTATGTTTTGTGTGGTATAATCTTTAAAGTTCGCCGGGGCGCTGAATACTCAATGAATTGTATCTGAATCATCACCATCTTTTTTAGGAAATAATTCAATCACATTATCTTCATACTCTTCTTTCGGTATACTTTCTTTTATATTATCTAATAAATCTCCAATCAATTCTGATACAGGTTTATCTTTTGCTTTTTCATAGAAATTTTTCATTTTTGCAAATGTTTCTTTCTGTCTTTGATTATGAAGTTCTTGCATATCTAGAATAGCATCTTCCCATTGTATAATTAAATAATCTGGAGGCGTTGCCATACCGACAATATGATTTCTGTCTAACGTCATAACATCTGAAAGGTTTTCTTGATACACCATCCATGGGCGTAGTGAATAAAAAGGTATACCAGTTGTTGTTTTAGTGTAAACTAATTTGGCCGCTTTACGAATTATTATTTCGTCTTCAAACCCTTCTTCATCATGCCATTCTACCACTTCGCACAAAAGTTCTTCTCCTGTGTCTAACTTAAAATGTTTTACTTCCATAATACTATTTATCACCTTTTAAATTGATAGGAATAATTTTATATGGAAATTGTTCTTTCGCATATATCTTTATTCTTTCTCCACTATGTCTCAATGTAAAGTTTTTATGTGACTTCACATGCATATCGTCTGCTATATCATACAAAGTTGTATTACTGCCATCGTCTGATTGTCGCAAACCACGACCAATCGACTGTAATACTTTTATCTGACTCTTGCTAGGCGATGCAAAAACAATGTTGTGGAGATTCTTTATATTAATACCTGTACTAAATGTACCTAATGATGCAACAATAATCGCATTCTTTTGTGTTTCAACTATACCTCTTATTTGTTCTCTGTCTTTTGCATCTACTTCACCAGATACGTAAAAAACTTTTCGGTCTTTGTCTGCATCTTTCTTTATTATTTCGAAAAGTTCTTTACCATGTTTTTCGACAAACTGAAATAAAACTAAAGTATTGCCTTTTAAATCTAGTGTCATATTCTTAATAAAGTTATTTCGTTTTTCGTGGCGTACAATATAATCTACTTCTTCTGCATATGTCTTGCCTTTCATCATGTGGCATACGTCATTATGATATCTTAACAATAGAACGTTAATATCTAAACCAGCAAGAGTACCACGTACCTGTAAATCACGTGTTGCGATTACTTTATGAGTTAGACCAAACAATCCTTCTAATACTAATTTATTTGTTTCTGTACCGTCCAGTGTACCCGTAGTACCAAAACGATATTCTGCATTCTTACATTTGTTCATTACACCAGTTAATGATTTTGCTTTAAATAAATGCACTTCATCACCAAAGACTGCACCAAACTGTTCGAACCAATCAAACTTAAGTCGATAGATAGATTGCCACGTAGAAATGATAATACGTTTGTCAGTCACTTTATCTTTACCAGAATAAATACGATGCACTTCATTGTCAACATCAAACCCATATTCATAGAAGTCTTTATATAATTGCTCTACTAAACTTGTTGTCGGAACAATAACTAACATTTTCTTGTCGTGATTATCATAGTACCAACGTAATAAATTGTAAATAATAAATGATTTACCACTACCAGTTGGCGATAATAATAAACATCTTTTGTTTTCTATACCATGCGATATTGCATCGTACTGATAATCTCTTATTTCAAATGGCGCATCTAAACTATCAAGATACTTTATTAAAGACTTGTGTTGTATTTTATTTTTTACTTCGGGGTGTCCATACTCGTCATTATCGACAAGTTGAATTGGGTACATTCTGTCTAGAGCAAACTTCTTTATATGTGGATATAGACCGACATTTAACTCACGTGTCATTTGATTAAATAATCTTATTTTGCCATCCCAGACTCTACGTTTAAATGCTGGCATATATCTATGCCCAGGGACAAAGAATGAAAAGTATTCAGATAATTCTTTGAGTTGATGCCCTTCGGCATCTATCAACATCATCGAATGGTCTTTGAGACCAATCTCTATAGTATTTGCAGGTCGCATTATATTCCAGTTTCGAATTGTCTCCACTTAATCATGTTCGATATCGTTTGATGTCGCCATGTAAGATTGTTTACTATTTCAGTTAGTGTTTCAATAGTTGTCTGTAAATATTGCAACTTTAATTCAGAATCTTGAATCTCTTTATCAGTATCATACCAATTTTCTTTCTGACCTTTTGTTGTGATAACAAGTCCATCATATGGGTCTGCTTTCCAACCTCTTTTCTCTATATCTTCTTGTGGCATTTTACCTTCGTAATATAACCATTTTTCTTTTAACAGATTTTTCTGGTCAAACTCTGCTCTTTTTAATCTGAGTTTAGTAAGTGAAAGATACTCTAGATATTTTGAGTGCAATGCAGGTGTGATTCTAGATACTTCATCTAATTGATTTTTTGATATCTGTGAATCTTCTTTCCACTCTGCAAGTATTGATTCTAAATTTACCATAATATATTTCCTATAAACTGCCTATTATACAGTATTAGGCAGATTATGTAAAGTGTTTTTTTAGTACTTCTAGTCTATCTTCGTAGTGTGCAATCTTGTCTAGTTCTTCTTCAATAGTCACTATTAAATCACCATGTTCTGCAAGACCAACTCTTTTTTCAGTTAGCACTCTTACATTCATTTTATGTCTTTCAATGCCCGCTTCGCATTGTTTAATTAACACATCAATTATTTCACTTGTCATACTGCCTCCTTCAATGGTTTACTAAGTTCTTCCCAACTTGTTTCATAATCACTATCACCTTCTGCATAACCCATAACACCTAGTTTCTCATATTCAGGCGTAAGTTCTTCTCGTAATAGTCCTATCTTTTTAAGATTCGGCATTATTCTACTGAATAATACATCTTGAAACTGAGTTTGAAATACATGACCTTTTTCATACTCTTCTGTCTCTTCTATATTTAGACCATATTTATTCCATACTTCATATGCTTTTAATCTGTTTCTGCTGACAGTACATGCCTCTAAGGCAAACTTTGCTCTATCCATTTGTTCTTCTTCTGAAAGTGTGTGCACAAAATCA